TCGCCTCACTGTCCCAAAAGCAGTGCGCGGACATGCATGGGGTGGACGTACGGACGATCCGGCGCTGGGACGAGGAGGGTCATCCTAAGAATTCGGATGGCACCTACACGGGCAGCGAATCAATCGTCTGGCGGCTGCAACGGGAGTCCGGTTCGGACCTCGACTACACCGCCGAGAGGGCCCGGCTTGCCAAAGCGCAGGCCGATAAGACCGAAATCGAGAACGCGGTCCGCGCGGGCCAGCTTCTTGAGGCGAGCCGTGTCATCCGAGAAGTTGGAGACATGCTCGCTGCTTTCCGCGCACGAGCCATAGCGATACCGAGTGCAGTTGGACAGCATTTCGATGCAGACGTCGGCCCAGTCGTCGTCAGCCAAGTACGCACGCGCCTCTACGAAGCACTGGCGGAGCTTTCTCAGTACCGGCCATCAGTATCTGCAGACGCTGGCGAGGATTCTGTCGCCGCCGCCGGTCCTGACGGTGAGCCAGTGGGCGGACGAGAAGCGCCGCCTGTCCAGCGAAAGCAGCGCCGAGCCCGGACAGTGGCGAACTGATCGAGTCCCGTACCTCGCCCAGGTGATGGACGCTGCTTGTGACCCGTCCGTGCGGGAAACGGTGTTTATGAAGTCGGCGCAGGTTGGATGGACCGAGGCGCTGAACAACACGATCGGCTACCACGTTGACCAAGATCCTGCGCCAGTGCTGCTCCTGCAGCCGACGCTTGAGATGGCGGAGGCGTGGAGCAAGGATCGCCTTGCGCCGATGATCCGGGACACGCCGTGCCTCACGGGGCGGATCGCGGACCCCAAGGCGCGCGACTCCGGCAACACACTGCTGCACAAGCGGTTCACCGGAGGCCATCTCACGATTGTGGGAGCGAACTCGCCGGCCGGCCTTGCGAGTCGGCCGATACGGGTTCTGCTGTGTGACGAGGTCGACCGATTTCCCGCGTCTGCCGGGACGGAAGGCGATCCTATCGATCTTGCGCGACGTCGCACAGTGACCTTTCGAAATCGGAAGATTCTGATGGGGTCGACTCCGACGGTGAAGGGCGCTTCTCGCATCGAGGCGGCGTTCGAGCAGTCGGACCAGCGGTTCTATTTCGTTCCGTGCCCACACTGCGAAGAGTTTCAGCGCTTGGTATGGGCGCAACTGAAGTGGGATGACGGCCAGCCCGAAACGGCGGCATACGCCTGTCAGCACTGCGGCACGCTGCTCACGGATGCTGACAAGCCAGACATGCTCCGCCGCGGCGAATGGCGAGCGGCGAAGCCGTTCAACGGCATAGCCGGGTTTCACATTTCGGAGCTCTATTCGCCGTGGACCAGCTGGCCGGAGATGGCGGCGGCCTTCATTCGTGCGAAGAAGTTTCCCGAGACGCTGCAGACCTGGATCAACACGGCGCTGGGCGAGACATGGGAAGAGAAGGGCGAGACGATTGAGCCAGAGGGACTGCTTGCGCGAAAGGAGCCGTACGGCCCGCAAGAACTTCCGAGCGGAGTTCTGCTGCTCACGGTCGGCGGTGACGTTCAGGATGACCGGATCGAATGCCAGCTCATCGGCTGGGGCGCGAACGAGGAGTGCTGGATTCTCGAGCAGCATGTCACGCGCGGGAATCCCGGTGACCTCCGATTCTGGAATGAAGAGATCGACGCTTACCTTAAGCGCCGTTACCGAACGGAGGATGGCCGAACGCTCGGCATCGAGGCCGCCGGTTTCGATAGCGGCGGCCATCATACGCAAACGGTCTACGACTATTGCGTGGTCCGCAGACGATTCCGGATCTGGGCAGTCAAGGGCCAAGCCGGTGCCGGTCGTCTGGCTTGGCCGAAAAGAGCCAGTAGGGTAGCGAAATCACGAGTTCCGCTGCACATGATCGGGGTCGACACGATCAAGTCGACGCTCTACGGACGACTGGAGAAATGCGGCGCGCCCGGTCCGGGCTACATTCATCTGCCTGAAAGCTTCGACGAGGAGCACTGCCGGCAGCTCACAAGCGAAACGCGCGTACGGGTGTATGTGAAGGGCAGGCCCGTGATGGTGTTCAAGCCGCGCGTTCAGGGCATACGGCAGGAAGTACAGGACTGCTGGGTGTATGGGTACGCCGCCATGATTGGACGTGGCGGCGGAGAGTTCCTTGCGCGCCGTGCGCGGAATAAGCCGCAACCGGTTGTTGTCGCGGCGGAGCCGGAAGAGCAGCAGCCAATGCTGGCCCCGCCGGCTCCGCAGGTCTTGCAGCAAATCAATCCGCCGCGCCGCGCGGTGCCGGCGCGTCGTAATTGGGTAAAGGGCTGGAGATAGATGCCTGACATTCCATCGGTCCTCCCGACCGAGCTCATCGCCGGTGACACGTGGCAATGGGACCGCACCTATGCGGACTATCCTCAGCCCACGTGGACCGCAACGGCCTACTTTGAAAAGGCCGGCAAGACGTTCAACGTCACTGCCACCGCAAGCGGAGAGGCGCATCGATTCACGATCGAAGCGTCGACGACTAACGGATATCCGCCCGGGCGTTATCAGATCCGTGTGCGCGTCACGAATGGATCGCAGGCGTTCATCGCGGAGTCCGGCTGGTGCGAAGTGCAGGTCGATCCGGCGGCAGCCGGCACATACGATCCGCGCTCCAACGCCCGGAAGATGCTCGATGCCGTAGAGGCATTTCTGATCGGCAACGCGTCGACAGCCCAGGCGAGCATGAGTCTCAACGGTCGGCAGATTTCCCGGTGGTCATTGGCAGAGCTTGCGAAGTGGCGCGACCAGCTTCGGGCGGAAGTTCGTACGGAAGAGAACTCGGCAAGCGCCGGCAAAGGCCGGCAGATCAAGGTGAGGTTCGGGCGTGCTTGAGCAATTCCGCCGCAAAGTAGCGCGCTGGATCGCGCCCCGCGGCAAGACTCAGACGCGCATGTACAGCGCGGCGCAGGCATCTCGCCTGACCGGCGGGTGGAGCCCGTCGAACACCAGTGCAGATGCCGAGCTCGTAAGCAGTCTTCGTCAACTGCGCAGCCGCTCTCGAGCACTCGTTCGCGATGCGAGCTATGCCAAGCGGGCGAAGGTCGTAGTCGTCAATAACGTCATCGGCTCCGGCATCGGGATGCAGGCGCAGGTGATGACCACGCGGGACGTTCTCAACGACCGCGTGAACGACATAATCGAGGAAACGTGGGACGAATGGTGTGAGGCGCTGAACTGCCACACCGGCGGTCGCCTGTCGTTTCAGCATCTCGAGCGTGCGCTACTGGGGCAGGTTTTCGAGGCGGGCGAAGTGTTTGTGCGCAAGCACTACCGCTCGTTCGGTCCGATGGCGCTTCCGTTCGCACTCGAGATGATTGAGGCGGAGCGGATCGCGGATGACCTCAGTTCTCCATCGCTTTCCTCGCCTACCGGAAACGAAATCCGGATGGGCATCGAGATCGATGCGTTCTATCGTCCTGTTGCGTATTACATCCGCCGTCGGCATCCGAGTGAGCTTCGCTTCACGGCTGGAAACCCGGACGATATCGAGCGCGTGCCTGCCGATCAGATTATCCACCTCGCTGTTGTGGATCGCTGGCCGCAAACGCGCGGCGAGCCGTGGATGCATACCGCACTCCGGACGTTCAACGACATGTCCGGTTACACCGAGGCCGAGATTACCCGGGCTCGGGTGCAGGCCTGCACGCCCGGCGCGATTGAGACGCCGGAAGATAGCACCGAGTTCGGTGAGGCCATGCCGGACGGCTCCGTTGAAATGGAGCTGGCGCCGGGCGTTATTCAGCGCCTGAACCCCGGCGAGAAGTTCGTCGCAGGCTCTGTCACGTCACCGAATCCGGCGCTCGACCCGTTCATGCGTTACATGCTGCGCGAAGTTGCGGCCGGCGTGGGCGTCAGCTACGAATCGATCTCCCGGGATTACTCCCAGAGCAACTACTCGAGTTCCCGTCTCGCATTGCTTGATGATCGCGATCTGTGGCGGTTCTACCAGTCGTGGTTCATCTGCGAGTTTCGGCATCACGTGCATCGAGAATGGCTCCAGCAAGCGGTCTTGTCTGGCAAGGCTGTCGGCATCGACATGCTGCAGTACGCGTCCAATCGGAAGAAGTTCGAGGTCGTGCTCTTCAAGCCGCGCGGCTGGAGCTGGATCGATCCAACGAAGGAGGTCGAAGCGTACAAGGAAGCGATCAAGGCCGGCTTCACCACACGCACGGACGTCATTGCACAGACCGCGGGCGGTCAGGATATCGAAGATATCGACAACGTTCGCGAGCGCGAGCTGCGAATGGCGGCCCAGAAGGGTCTCGAGTTCGATACGGACCCGGCTTTCTACATGTCGGATGCCGCGAAGGCTCAAGCCGAAGCGAAAGCAGCCGAGAAGGCGGCGGAAAAGCCGCCTGACCAAAACACCCAATCATCCGAATCAACCCCGCCTTCGCGGGGTTTTTCGTCTCTGAAGGTGGCGAAATGAGTGAATCGATCCAGATGGAGTACGACGCCGCGAAAAAGCGCGCGGTCCTGACGTTCCAGAACGGCAGAACGCTTGCCATTGGGAACGTCACGGAAGAACAGGCCAAGGCGTTTCGCGATCGTCACGCGCCGGAGTTTCAGAAGCGCGATTGCTGCCTGCATTCTTCTGACGGCGAGTTCACGCGAGAAGCGCGATGAGCACGGATAATCGTACGCGCGGGCTCTCGTTCTCTTCCGAAAAGCCGGTGATGCGCTGGTTCGGGAACGAAATCCTGGACCATGCCCCCGGTTCTGTTCGCATGGACTTCATCAACAGTGGCCGCGCACCGCTACTTCTGAACCACGACATGCGCCAGCAGGTCGGCGTAATGGAGTCCGCGAAGCTGAATGGCACGCGCGGGTTCGGAAACGCTCGTTTCGGCCGTACGCAGATCGCAAGTGACGCGCTGGCGGATGTCGATGACGAGATCCGAACGAACACCTCCGTTGGGTACCGCGTATTCGAGATGGTGCTCGACTCGATCAAGGATGACGTCGAAAGCTACCGGATCACGGATTGGGAGCCATACGAGGTGAGCCTCGTCGCGGTGCCAGCTGACCCAACAGTTGGCGTCGGCCGAACGGCCGTCTTGCCCACCGATGCCGGACCACCCGGCCAGGCAACGGAAATCGATTCCCCCACAGAAGCCCGCCTTGAGCGGGCTTCTTCGTCTCCGGCCTCAGCCGAGGCCACCCCTGAAGAAACCACGGCGACAACCGCCGCAACACGAGGAGTCACAAACGTGACGACTGAGACTACCGCCGCGGCGGGCGCAAGCGCCG